TTTCCATATTTAATATTACGTTCTCATTTGTCTTATAATACATTTCTCCATTTAACTTTAACAACTCCACCTCTAACAACACATCACTCTCATCACACAACGCTTTCGTCTTTCGGGGACGACCTCTGACATTATACTGTGTATAATAGTTTCCAACATTTTGTTATGCAGGGTCTCATTGAACTTCTTCTATAGGGTCTCCTATAGGTTCTCTAGAGTTTCCTGTAGGGTCTTCTACTTCATTGACGGGTGGTTGTTCTCCAGAGTTTCCTGTAGGGTCTTCTACTTCATTGACGGGTGGTTGTTCTCCAGAGTTTCTTATAAGGTCTTTAAGTCTAGTAATTCCTTCATTCATATAGTGCTCGATAGCGAGAATATCATTTGTTGCGGAAACGATACGAGCTTTTTGCTCGTTTCGTTTCAGGCGGGGCACATGATAACCCCTATTGGGGTCGCGCCCTCCTATTGGGCACATGCCACCAACAGGAGCAGCCGCGTACTCAGTCCAATGCAAGTACTTCCACCCTTTTGATTCAGTTACAAGAGTTAATGCTGTCCTCCATTCCTGTACTAACCTGAGTATTTCTCTATAGTTTCCTAAGATATGTGTATTTTCTTCTACATTATTTTTATACGCTAATAAGTCTGTTATTAGTCGAAATATCTTATTTTCGAAATATAAATAATAAGTAGATAATTTTGTATCATCCGTTGGGTTAGCATCACGGACTTTGTTTCCCATAGCTTTAAATTCTTCACTTTCGCTCTCCTTTAACTTTGTAGTCTTAGCATTATAAAATCCACATCTATCTCTATGAAAAATATCTATGCCTTCATATACTGAAATGAACTTGTTGGTTTTGTTTTCTTCTGAGGTCGCGTAATATTCTGTTAATAAATATTTTTCCAACCTCCAAAATTCATCTGGCAACGTGGTTCTGTATTCTTGAAGCCTTGGTATATTTGTTTTAAGATTAATCGCATGGTGTTCAACCAATTCTATTTCTGGATGTTTATTATGCTCTCTTGCTTGGCTTTCGCGCCATAAACGTCTTGCATCAGTAATTAAACCACCGCCGACTCTTCCAACTATCCCACTTCTCCTTCTTGTATTCATTTTACGCATCTTACGACTCCTTCTTGTATTCATTTTACGAACCCTTCTAGTTTGCTTAGTTTGCTTAGTTTGCTTAGTTTGCTTATAATATTTCCTAAAACTTTTATGACCTGCCATATATATATAAAATATATATAAAATATATATAAAATATATATAAAATATATATAAAATATATAAAATATATATTTATAAATGGAGTGTATAGAGTGTGTAATATGCTTAAATGATATATCTAGTAATGATCACTGTATTTTAACTTGTTGTAAAAATAACGTTCATATTTATTGTCTAAATGATTGGATACGAAAAAATATTTCAAAAAAAAATATATCAAAATGTTTTATATGTAGTCAAAAAAATGTTATTATTGAAGACATTGTATCATATAATAGAGATAACGAACTAGGAATTGATTATAGTACTACTAATAGTATTACTAACAATAATAATAATATTAATAACGAAATAGTGCTTTTTAATAATAATAATATGCTCAGCGTAGCATATATAGACAAAAGACTTTATTATTTATATATTTCAATAAAATTAATTTTTTTAATTTTTGTATCAACAATACTTCTATTAATATTATATTTCATTATTTAATAACGAATTATGGTCTAGGGTGCTTATGTTGTGGTTTGCTATGACCAGTATTATAAGATTTAAATACTACTGGGTCCGAACTTTTAGATAAATCACGGTTTTTATGACGCGTTTCACACATTAAATCATTCTGTAGAATTCCTTTAATATTCATTGCTTGATATTCGTGTGCTCCAGAGTCCATTTTTTGAACATTAAACTCAACATATTCTCCTTGGACTAAATATTTGTAAATTTCATCCTTTACATTTAACGAAGAATGGTGAGCAAAAATATCTTTCCCTTTAAAATCGCTCGTGTCAATAAAAGTAATAAAACCATAACCAGATTTGTTGTTGAACCATTTTACTTTTCCTACGTATTGGTTGGTGGCAGTATCCGCCATAGACATTTTATATATTAATAATATATAAACCCTTTATATTATTTTATTATATAATTATGTTTTGTAGTATTTGTAAAAAATACAAACATCCAAGTTTTTTATTATGTAAAAATTTGTATTGTAGCAATCATGCTAAATTGTTATATAATATTTCGGTTTTAACTATTCAAAAAATATATAGAGGACATAAGGTAAGACGAATTTTAAAGAAAATTTATTTTAAATTGCCGAGAGATTTACAAGTATATATATTAAATTTTAATTGTATAACAACAAATAAAACCAGAGAAAATGATTGTTCAAAAATAAGAAGCACAATTGCGCTGGCAACACATAAAATTAATGATTTACATAATCTCTCCGTCAATAAAATAACATTAACTGAAGTTAATAAAATATTAAAAATACTTATAAAATACAAGAATTATATAACTAATAACTGGTTTAATTATTACAAATATTATTTTAGTAATATTTATTCTTTGTTGCTAATATTATCGGAAGTGCAAGAGTTACCATATACGTTTGCTTTTTTGGTATCTCATATAAACAATGATATTTACGAATCACTAGACTTAACTTCTAATTTATTAAATAATGATTTTAAAGAAAGAGCAAAAGAGTTATTGCAAAATATACCATTATTTTTAAAATGAGAACACTATTTTACTATTTTAGAAAGTAGTTCGACAATATAATCATATTTGGGTTCTTGATTATATTTTAGTCTTCTAATATAATTAAATAACCTATTTATTAATTCACAATTAATGTTTTGTATATTTAGTGTATGTTCCATTAAATATGTAATAGTTATGTTCTTCTTTTCATATGTACTAAGTCCATCATAGTATTTATAGTTGTCGTTGCTTAATAACAAATATAACAATATATAAAATATTGACTCAATATCATCTCGTCTTGAAGGTTCTATTAGATTTATAACATTTAAACTTGAAAAATTAATTGAACCAATTAGTCCTTTTATATTGGTTTCTTTGTTATGAACACCAGAGTGCCTATAGATTTTAGCAATACCAAAATCTATTATATATACTTTATTGTTGGAATCTAAACATATATTTGTTGGTTTTAAGTCTCTATGAAGTATATTAGTTTCATGAATAGTTTTAATAATAATAATTAAAGACTTTATAATTACTATACATCTCTCAAAATAGTATTCATTATTATAATATCGTACTTTATAATCAGCAAGTGTCATAGCATATAAATTTAATACCATATACATAACATTATTATTTTCAAATACATCATAAATATTTGATATATTACTAATAGATTTTAGTTGTTTGTATATTTGTAATTCATATTTTATCAAGTCTTTTGCTCCATATTTTAAAGCATACAATTTGTCATTATATTTAACCTTTAATACTTCACCAAATTCACCATTGGATATATTAGATATTATTTCATATTTATTTATTAACATGAAAGTGGTTATTAAATATAAGGGTTGTATATTTTTATGTCATTTATCATTTATCATTTATCATTTATTATTTATCATTTATCATTTATCATTTATCATTTATCATTTTCATTTTTATCATTTTCATTTTTAGTTTCTGTTTCATTTTTATCAGTTTCATTTTTATCAGTTTCATTTTTAGTTTCTGTTTCAATTTCGTTATTAACAATTTCACTATTTGTGTCTATTTTTTTTATCATATTTAATTTTAAATTATTTTGCTGTAACATTTGTATAAACAAATCAGGTATTATTGCTATACTGCTTGTAAATGTTCTATAACTGTTTAAAAAAACGATTGTGTTTTCTTCAAGAAATTTTATACTATAAAACCAATAAGGCGGTATTATTAAAACTTGATTAGCAGTTAATAATACTCTTAAGAATTTAGCCTTATGGTAATCATTTTTATAAATTGGTTGTATATTATTAATATCAATAGAAGAATAAAAATCCAACAATTCATAATTCTTTTTTACATGTAAATTTTTATAATATTTTGGCGGACATAAAGTAACCTCTATTTGTCCGCTGGATAAATATAATATATTTCGTGAATTAATACTATATTTCAGTTTGCTAGCACTATTTTTTCTCCCCATTATAATATCATAACTTTTATTACATATATTATATGGTCTAAAGAAACTATCATTTGAAGATAATACTTTTTCTAGCGTTGTTTCATCCAAAAATTCTTTATTATTATAACTTATATAATTATTTGAGTTATCGCTATTTATTATAGATTCAAATTCTTCCATTTTTATTTTTAAAAATGAATCAGTTTGCTTATTATATAAATTTAGGTCAAATGTTGGATAATTAAAAGTTAAATAGTCAATGGTTATATTATTTACTAGTGTATAATTGTTTAATAATAATGGTTGTTTAAAATTATTTATGTCCTCAAATTTATCTTTAGAGAGATTTTCAATCTCATATACTTCGAGATAACTACTTGTTTTAATATGATTATATACATGAACATATAAAAATAATACCACGCAAAAAATTAAAAAATTTATAGTTAACTGCATTAATACTTAACTACATATTATTTATTTTATTTAAACATAATTTATAAAATAAATATTAGTCTTATAATTAATTACTCACTTTATTCTAACTTATTGTTCTTTATTTTTTTCTTCAATGTGAGTTTCTTGTATTGATTGCACATTAGTTAAATTGATTTCTTCCATATTATTTACTTCTAATATATTTTGTAATTGAGTTTCGTCTATAATTAACTCATGTGAATTAATTATAATTTTGTCATCTTCTATAATTATTTCCTCGTCGTCTAAAACCGGTTGCTCATTTGTTAAATCTATATGTAATTTTTGTCTATCATTATTCATACTATTCTCATCTTCGTCTTCGCCATATTCTTCGTCGTCATAACGGGTATCAATATTTATTTTACCTGCTTCTCCAAAAAATTTATTTTTCATAAAAGATTGTAGAAACATTTGTGTTGGGTCATATGGTATTTGATTACATTGCTGAACATTACATTGACCAGCATTACATTGACCAGCATTACATTGCCCAGCATTACATTGACCAGCATTACATTGCCTTGTATTTAAATCGCTAATTTTATCAATAATTTCTTCAATCTTTTCGTTGCTTGCTTTAACCTCGTCCTTCATATTAATAATCGAAGTACATGTTTCTAAAGCAATTGTTTGATTTTTTATTACCAAAAATTTTAAATCATTTAGTTCTTTGATTAATGTATCTATTTTTTCTAAATCCAAACCAGAATGACTAATACTTGATAGATTTTCTTTAATATTTACCATATCAATCATCTTAATAGTGTTGTCTTTGAAAGTATTAAAATTCTCCTGAATTCCTTTTTTAAATTCATCAATCATAACATTTTGAATAGTTGAATTAGTATGAATACTAGTTTCGAGCATCCGTAATTTTGTTTCAAAAGAATCACTTTCAATACGTGAATTTGGTACTGAAGTCTTAATCTTATCTAACTCGTTAGAAAAAGTAGCTAGTTTGGCTAACATCAACTCATTAATTTTTTCCTCCACAACATTTGTTATATACTCTTCACTATTCAATTCAATCACAAGTGTCTCTAAATCTTTCAATTTATTATCGTGTACTTGTAATATTTGTAAAGGTGTTAATGATTGTGGAGGAGGTAATTGTTGGTTTGAAGCATTTGGCGAGTCTTGTTGTGTTGTTTTTGTAGAAACATTTTGAGACGCTACAGGTGGTTCGTTTGTTGTTCGTCTTCTTCGTGCCGAAGCTAATGCTGCTGTAGACATATTTACAATATAATAATAACTTTTTTTTAAACCTAAATATTATTAATATTTATAATATATAAAAAATTATAATATATAAAAAATTATAATATATAAAAAATTATGTTTGGTCAAAAATATTATAATCTATAAATAAAACTAGGGAACCATGATATATTTTAACGGTTCGTGGTGTTTATAATTACGGATAATAAAATCTTCTTCGCAATAGTCTTCTATATTTTCTCTCATGTTTATAATTTCCAAACTAGGAAATTCATATGGTTCTCGTTGTAATTGTATTTTTATATTTTCAACATGCTCCTTATAAATATGACAATTGCCTTTATGGTAATTAAATTCATAAGGTTCTAGACCACAATGTTTTGCCAATAAGTGGGTTAAAAAACAATATGAGGCTATATTAAAACAAGTCCCACAGGCTTCATCATTTGAACGTTGATACATTGAACAACTTAATTTTGTATTGTTTGTAACATTAAATTGCATCATAATATGACATGGGGGTAGCGCCATAATATCTAATTGACAAGGATTCCAGGCTGTTATAATCATTCGCCTAGAATTTCTTTGTATAGGGTCTTTTAAACACTCAATTACTTGTTTTAATTGGTCAATACCTTTATTAGCATAATTAGTATTACAATTAATATATTTAGCATTGTAATGTCGCCACTGAAAACCATAAATTGGACCTAAATCGTCTTCACTATTATTATATAAACCACGCTCATCTAAAAAATTACGCGACCCATTTTCATCCCATATATGAACGTTCTTTTCTTTTAAATGCTTATTATTTGTATCTCCTTTTATAAACCATAATAATTCACGCAAACAAGTTTTCCATGCCACTTTTTTTGTAGTAATTAGAGGGATTTTATTATTTTCTAGAGAAAAATGCATTACCGAACCATAAACAGATAGTGTATTTCCATTTCTTCCAATAAATTCAGAATTAGTAGTTAAAATATCTTCTAATAAATTTAAATATTGATTTTCTTCATGATACTTATTGTTTCTATATTTTATTGATTCACAAGATTTCCTTAACATTTTAATAATATTAGTAATAAGTATTTAATATTTATTAAAATATTAATTGGTAAAAATATAAAATCTTTTATTTAGGTAAATATAATTTATAATTATTATTTTTTTAATTTATATATATAATAGTATTTATGACTGTGGAAGCAGATTTAGACAATATTAGTGGAGGAAATAGTGCTTTAAGTCCTTCTGGATTTTTCAATTATGTTTTTAATTTTGATAGCGACAACAAAGCAGTATTATTAAATATGTTTCAATATATTTTATTTGCTTTAATACCTGTTATAGTATTATTAAAACTAATTAAAGAATATATACCAGAAGATGATGACAAAAAAGAAAGCATTGAACTAATAATAGAAATTGTTATCCAATTAGGTGTATTATTTGTTGCTATGTATTTAATTGATAAAATTATTAGATATTTCCCAACATATAGCAATGTTCCTTATAGTAAATATAATGAAATAAGTTTCATAATTCCCACATTGGTTTTAATAATGACCATGCAAACCAAATTAGGTTCAAAAATAAATATATTATATGATAGAATACTTGAAATGTGGAATGGAAAGAATCCATCAAGAGGAGGAAATAATCAAGGAAATATTAGAGTAAGTCAACCAGGAATTCATCAAGTTAGTAGAGCAGACAGTCTTGATAATACGTTAATAGCACCACGAGTAAATCAATTACCGCAGCAAAATAATATTTCTTTAATTGATTCGTTACCTAATATGATGAATAATGGCGGCGGAGGTGGAAACAATATGCAAAATCAGGCAATGCAAAATGCTTTTATGGATTCTATGGAACCTATGGCGGCCAATGGAGCATTAGGAGGTGCTTTTGGGTCTTCTTTCTAAATATAATATTTTTAAATATAATATTTTTAAATATAAAAATATTATATAAATTTGTATTTTAGTTGTGGATTATACCTATTATTCACCCACACCTGGAAGAGGAGGAGGAGGAGGAGCTTCAGTAGTTGGCGCAGATTCAGCAGTTGGCAGAGCAGCAGCAGCAGTTGGCACAGTTTCAGCAGTTGGTATAGCAACAGCAGCAGTTTGCACAGTTTCAGCAGTTTGCACAGTTTCAGCAGTTTGCACAGTTTCAGCAGCAGCAGCAGTTTGCACAGCAGTTGGCAGATTTTCACGACTAGACTCGGTAGTTATAGCGCCATACGAACGATCCTTTCCAATTTTTTTTGTTATAGCGCCATCTGAATGGTCCTTTCCATTTTTTTTTGTTATAGCGCCATCTGAATGATCCTTTATTTGACCCTCAGAATTCTGTCCAATATTTCGTAATAAAGCAGCAATATCTATTTCTCCTTTGCTATTTTTTAGATTAGATAATGCTTTTTTCAACTCGTTTTCTAATGCGTCAATATCTAATCCTCCAGGAAGTCCCTTACCAACTTTAATAATTGTCTTTTTAACTGCGTCGAACGATAATGGAACAAGTGATGTTGCTGTAGTGGTAGTATACATTTCAATACCTTTAGAAAGAACTGGGTTAATATCACGAAACAATTTAATATTAATAACCACCAATGCTATAGTAAGTAAAACAAGTATTATAAAAAATAGTATATTACCAAATAATACAAATCCTCTTTCAATATCTGTTTTTGATTTTTTATTTGGTTCATCACTACATTCGGTTTCTCTTGTTTGCCAAGTAGCAAGTAATACAATATTATTAGAAATAATATCTTCTATCCCTTGTAAAAACAATCGTGATATATAATATGATAATGATATAATCAATGCTACTCTCATTAATGGCCATTCGTTCATAGACATAACAACTTGAGAAACTACTTCACCAACATCCGGAGGCATACTACTTTCAGTGAGGTCTAAAAGTTCTTTTCCACTAACTGCACTTTTCTTACTTGGTTTTGTCGAAATAATACTTTGAATACTTTGAGCTACGCTACTAACACCATCTACTATCAATTTATAAAAAAAATATACTACTGTAAAAATTGATGTTGCTATTAAGAGTAAATGCATAAAAAAATCTACCAAATTTCCCCACCATGGAGCACTAAATGCTTCTTTGCTATCACTACAATGTATTTGATAACCGGCCTTAGATATACCGCAGAATATCGATGACATATAAGTTAAAACTATTACAACTATACTTGAACATAATACATGAGTAATAATAAATGGAATACTGTTATTTTCAATAACACTATTCATAACGTCAAAAACTTTTGAAAGTAGTGCTTGAAAACTAATGACGAAACCTCCGTCTTGTATTATATTCTTATCTTCAGCAAGACCATCAACAGGTGGTCTTTCTGCACCTTTGTCATCTACTTCTGTCGTTGGTTTAGTTTGGATATTTAGCGAACAATATGTAATATGAAATAATATTAACATATTAAGTAAAGTTGTTACTAAGTGAATAAAGCCATAAATATTTCTCGCAGTATTTTTAAATTTTGATCCCACAGCAAATGCTATTATTCCTATTATTCCTAATACAATAAATAGTAGTGTTACAATACTATATATAAAAGGCAAAGACGGATACAGAAAGTTTGGAATTTTATCAATACCAGAGATAAAGTCAAATATAAGCTTTAATTGATTGGACATTATAAACTAATATAAATATATATAATTATTTTTACTTATTAATCCCAATTAATACTTTCTAATTGTTTTAAATTGTCTTTCAAATTATTACAAGCACAGATTTTTTTTATAATTTTGTCATCAATTGTCTTCAAACTAACAGAACATGTTTTTAACAAATAAGCAAAATAATCTTGCTTAGCATCATTATCTTTAAAATCTGGATTTTCAGCAATCCAATCTTTAATCAATTTGAAATGGGCTTTGTTTAAATTATGTAGAGCTCCTTTTATTTTCGTTTTATCACTATCTTTTTCCCACAAATCATTATCTTTTATATATAATGTTTCACGCTTAGGATCAGTACAATGTAGTGGTCTTTCAAATAGCGACATTTTATTAATAGTTTGAATAATAGCATTACTTAATCCTATTTCTAATCCTTTGTTTTTTGTTAAATCTAAATCTTCCAAAGTTAGTTTTATTTGCTTTATAAAATCATTCATATTTATTGCGTTTTTACATTGTTCATTGAGAAAAACATTAATATTAAAATTCTGTTTTATATGTGCTGTATTATTTGTTATATTACCTATTTTAGGTACTATTTCAACCAGTTGTCTGTGTTGTTCTCCTAATTGTTTCTGTTGTTCTAATAATTGTTGTTGCTGAATTAGTAATAAATTTTTTATATCGTTGTTTTCAGATATTAATTTCATTACCATATTATGGTCAATATTATTTTGCGTAATAATCTGACAATTGGTTTCCTCAACTTTCGTGGTTATAACAACTTCAAAATCACATTTTTTTTTATGATTATATAAACTCTGATTATGTTTATATTTTTTACCACATTCACAGGAAAATATTTTATTTGTTGTGGGCGCGCCATTTATAAGTATTTCATTATTTTTATGTTTTAGCGTTTGTAAATGTCTGTAATAGTCTCCTTTTTTACACGTATTATAATCACATAAATTGCACCCAAAAAAAACAGAGTTTTTTGCGCTTTTTTTATAAGTCATTTATAAGTATATTATACTTATAATAAATTCTTAAATCCTTTTTTTAATTTCGCGCCAAATATAAGTATATTTTATTACAAGTCAATAAAAATCAGTAGTCTAAACCTATTCCAATACATACATCATAATAAATAATAATCTCTCACAAAGTTGCGCGAAATTTCGCAAAATTTATAAGTATTTTATAAGTATTTTATACTTATAAAAAGCGCGCAAAATCTTTTAAAATTCCAAAAAAAATTTATGGTGTGGTGTTTTTGAGCATACTTTTTCATATTTTATTACCTTAAAGGTTATAACAGACTTTTACATGTGTCAAATTTCAAAAATTTCATAAAGGTTTATAAAAATCAAAAATGGACATTTATAAATGTCCAAAACTCAAAAAAATTATCAAATTATATTTTACAAAAAATGAACATAGGCTATTTTATGGGGGGTCTAGGGCAACTTTCGCAATAATCAATAATATTTATATAAAATCTATTACAATAACTAGATCACTTCATATTTTTTAATATTTATATATATTAATAAAATAAGTATAAATATGTATAAAATCACGAAAGTCAATGAAGTATTCTTCTTATATTCCCTAAGAGCAAGTTTCATATTGTATATTATAATTTTATTAGGTGTTGGTGGTTTTGCGCCACAATATTTAGAACAACTGAAGTCATTTTTGCGTATATATATAGGTTCCTTATTAGTTATATATTATAATCCTATTACATATAGCGAACGTAAATTCGGGGAATTTGATAGGCAATTAGTATTCTCTTCGGGTATATTTTTATTGTTAACAAGTACAATAATCGCTTCTATAGAAAGTTATTTACAATACAATGCTAAAATGATTATAAGTAATACTATAAATGGTATAGGCGGTGATGTAATCAATAGTGCGACAAATCTCTTTAGTTAGATTTATAATTTCTTATTTTTTTTGTAAATTTTCGTGGTTTAAAGTCAAAAAATGCATCTATTTTTTTAATTAATGTATTACTAAAAACTCTTTTGTTACCATATTCTGTTTTTGATTTATTTAAATATTCTAGTTTAGAATTTTGTGTATTAGTAGTAATATAATTCATAAAATCTTCTTTAGACTTGTTTTTAGGAAAGTAGATGTTCATTTTATCATAAATCTTAGATGCCATGACTGAAAAATCAATATTATATGTATGTGGTTTCAACTTTATATATAATACATTTTTATTATGCATTTCAGGATGGTTTTGATCATCTAGAAAACATATTTGACTGTTTGGCGGCAAATGTGTACAATTTATAAAATCTTTGACAGACTTACCTTGTGACGTTCTACAAACTTCAACAATGTGTCCATTTACTTTAAATGCTCCGATTATTTTATCAAATAATTGATATTTTAATTTATAGTGAAAATAATTTTTAATCATATTAGCCCAATATTTTGGACCAGTATTATTGGTATATATCATAACATAATTACATATATTTTGCTGTTTTTTTTTCCTAATATTTTTTAAAATAGTTAGTATATTGGGACGTAAAAATTTAGGAAAACTATCAAGTATTTTAAAAAAAAGCATCTCACTAGTAGCATTAATATACTTTATAAATAATACCCAAAATACATATAACTGTGAAAAATGACCAAGAGTTTCATCTAAATCGAATACCATTACATAATTTATATTATTTGGAATATTTTTTAGTGACATAGGTGTTATAATATGTTATAATATAACATATTATAATTTTTCCATGCAAAATATTTTATTTGACACATATATTTAATATTTTCCAGTATAAATTATATAGGCTAAAAATAGACCAAAGAAATTCTTGGCAAAAAGATCTAAAATATTATATAAAATATTTTTAGCATAATAAGGTAAAGCAGCCACAATTCCATACAGCGACCAAAAAAATAGAAAATATAAGAAAAACATAAAACCACTATTATTTGTTTGAACAAAATTATGATAAATCATAGCATAGTATATAATAAATGGTATAAAACCAAGAATTACAGAATATAGCACAGGAATAACTTTTATTTCTCCCAAATAACCAAAAAGCAACATTGCCCAATTTAAAAGCAATATTGGTATAATAGTATTAGAATTAGTGGTTAAAATAGAATATAACGTCAGACCTTGTGTTTGATTTTTTTCTTTTGCATTAATAAATATTAAATACGCAATTAATGTAATAAGCATAGTGGGGGTTGTTAATGCCCAATCAAAGTATCTTTTTGGTGTTATATTATTAATTTTTAAAAGATTGAAGACTAACCATATGTAAAAAACTCCTTCAATTAATTGAACAAACAACTCTAAGAAAATTAACTCTTTTATTAAATTATACATATATGGTATTTCTGTAAAAATACTATGAATTCCTATTATAAGTGTTATTATTTGAACAATAATAGAAATTAGTAATGTATAATTCAATATTTTTTTGGAATTCATTACTATAATTATATATAAGTATACAAAAATATATAATCTAAAATATGATTTTATAAAAAATATATCTAAAATATATAATGAATCTAACAAAAGAGGATTATATTAATATATTAAATTATTATAATATTAAAATAAATTCAAACACCTCTTTAAGTTTTATAAAAAAAAAGGTTGAAAAAATAATAGCGCAGAAATTATGTAGTTGTATTAAAAAAGTTCCTAATCCAAGTAACAAAGAAAGTCGCGTTATTGGAATATGTAGTCATAGTGTAGTACAACGCAAACATTTAAAAATAAATGGATTCTCGTGCCAAAAAAGAATGATGTTAAAAACAAGCAAAACAAATAAAAATAAATTGACTAAAACGGTAAGTGGCAAATTACTTTTAAATAAAAAACAAACATTAAAACAAAAAATACACTAAGAACACTACACTAAAGCATAACCCAAGACAAACAAAGACTAGTCAAACTTACAAATGAGAGCATCTATTTGAAAAGGTAACAATGGTTCTTTGTTCCGCGTTTGAAAATGTCTCCAGGTTGAAGGTGTCGGTTCCTTATTGAAGGA